CCCCGCCGATGCCCGGCGATGAGCTTAAGCAATCCCGCAACGGTATCTGGTTTGCTTATGGCAAGCGGGATTTGCGGGAACTGTTTGAAGGAAAAACTAATTGGGCCGGGCGACCTTTTGCGGACTACACGGATGAAGAGACAGTTTGCACGGCTGCATATCGCTGGTATCCGCAAGAGCAAACATGGAAGCCTTGGGCACACTTCACGTCCGATTACGCCGCGCAGTGTCACGAATTGGAAGGGTGGGAAACGGCATGAAATACCAAGCTGCCATCAACCACGCCCGCCTGATTGATTATTACCGCAAGACCTCCCCGGCCAGAGCGCTTTATCCCGGATGGTTTGAGGAACGCAAGCAGCGCGGCTTTCAGGTGCTGGCAAACCTTTTTGCAATCCAAAAAACCAAGAGGAAATCAAAATGAGTGGCAATAAAAAATACGAATTATTGCGAGACAGCACAAAGAATGCAAAAGACGGGACAACTCTTTATCAGATACGCGCTTTGCGAGATGTTGGAGGTGATGTAAAAAAGGGAGATTGTGGCAGGTATGTACAATCAGAGTCTAATCTTTCACACGAAAAGGATGCATGGGTATACGGCAATGCACGGGTATACGACAATGCACAGGTATTTGGCAATGCACAGGTATACGGCAATGCACAGGTATTCGGTGATGTATGGATATACCGCGATGCGGAGGTATATAGCGATGCACAGGTATACGGTTCTGCACAGGTATACGGCAATGCACAGGTATACGGCAATGCACGGGTATACGGTTATGCACAGGTATACGGTGATGCACAGGTATCCGGCGATGCGCGGGTAAACGCCGGTATGAAAGTGGCTCACCGTTCGTCCCTTGTCTGGTTCAGAAATGTAGGGAGTGAATGTGGGACGCTGACTGTTGCGCCGGGAGCTGATGCAAATGCTTACGTAACTCGCGGCTGTTTTTCAGGGACGTTGTTGGAATTTTTGGAAGCAGTCAACGCACGGCATGGGGATAGCCCAATCGGCCACGAGTATCGCGCGTTGATTGCGGTTGCATGTTCGCGTCTGGGCATCCCGACGCCTTCCTCAATTACACCGGTCGGAGGTGAAAAATGAACCCACCAAACCATTACCACGGCGAAGATACCATCGTAGGCGATGAACGCCGGGGTTGGTATTGCTTTGGCCCTCGCGTCATGGTCACCGATGTTGATGTCGATGTCCCGAAACCCGGACAGACGCCTGAATTTTGGGGTGTCTATCGCTGGTTGCCGGATGAGGAGGAGTGGCGATGGATTATTGATGTGTCCCGCAAGGAAGATGCGCGTGGGCTGGCAAGGAACCTGTTACTGAACCCTGATTATCAACCCGAACCGGAGCAAATTGCAGCATGAATACAACATCAAATGTGGCGCAATTACGCCGCCCTCACAATGAGTCTGACACATCGCCGCAAATGGTGCGTAGCGGCCCTGGAGGGAAACGATGGGGCTACCCTCTGAAATTCAAAATGGATGCCATCCGGATGGTACGGGAACAAGGGATGAGTATTGGGCAAGTCCACCGCAAGCTGGATATTGCAAAAAACACCTTGCAAAGATGGCTGGACTTTTATGATTTGAAACGGATACCGCCGAAGGGTGGTAACGAATACCCAAGGAACCAAGCACTACAACCTGATACACCGCGGAACCAGAGCGCGCCTGCTCAACCCACCGAGCGCAAAGACCAAATCCGGGACGCCATCGGGCTGCTGAAACAGGCGGTCGATTTGTTGTATACCGCATGTCAGCCCAAACAAGCCGCATAAGGGGAACCACCATGTCAGAATTTGAATCCACCTCATTGAAGGAATTTTTGCTGATCAAGCTGCTGGACAGGGACTACCATTTGTTCGGCTGGCGCTTCGGAGTGAACCGGTACACCTTTATCCCCTTTGAGAGGCCGCGATTCTATATTGATCGCTTCGATGAGCCCGAAACCGGAGAGGTGATCTACGCCCTTGGCTGGTTCACAGTCTCGCGCTGGCCTCATTCGGAAAAGCGCAAGGCGGCTTGGAGGGCACGCTTCAAAGCCGTAGAAGCCACCTGACGCCACCCAAAACGATTTGCTACACTCAAGGATAAGGAGAGAAGACATGCATACGCAATTGACACCCCACGATTTGATTGCCGTTTTGAAGATTGCCCTACAGGCATTCCGGGACAAGGTGGGCGCTGATGTGTCCGCCCTGTATATCCAGACCCTGGCCATTGCGGTCGTGGAGCCTGGGATTCAGCAGGCGGACATGCCTCGGGCATTGGACGGCGTTTCAGCCACCGCCGTGATCAGGAACATCGTCAATCTGGGCAGGAAACGCAAGGATGGGATGGCGGGGCCGGGCTTTGTCGTACAGAGTCCGCACCCGACCATCCCCAAGCGCAAGGTGGTGCACCCGACCGACAAGGCCCTCAAGTGGCTTGATGCGCTGGCCGGGAAGGTGAACAAGGCTGCTGGGCTGTCGCTTGATGGTGGCAGTCTGGCGGCGCTGTTGCGTGTGAGCATGTCGCTCATCCGGAAAGCCACAGATACGGATGTCGCGGTGTACCGCATGCTGATTCTGTTGTCGGCATTGGAAAGGCCGGGCATCAGTCAAGCCGAGCTTGGCGTTGCAACGGACATTCTTGTCCCCGCTGCGGTCAGTCGGAACGTTCTGAATTTGACTGCATACAAGGCGGACAAGTCCCTCGGCCCTGACTTTTTGGAACAACGGCTTGACCCCTTACAGCGCAGGGAGCAGCGCGTGTATCCCACCGTCAAGGCCCAACAATGGTTTGAAACGGTGGCCGAACGGGTCAACGCTAAGTTGTTGATATTATGGGGCAAATAATAAAACCTCTGTCTATGAATTAATACACCGCAAAACGCCCGCCATCGCGCGGGCTTTTTTGTGCCTGTCTTCCCGATATCGCCCGCCTTGCGCGGGCGCTGTCGTGTATGGAGAACTGAACATGTCGATTTACCTCAAAGGTCGCGCCCCCAAGCGCGGCGTGGCTGACCGCCGAAGCTACTGGCTGGATGTGACGGTCGCCGGACGCCGGGAGCGGCTGTCGGCGGCGACGCGGGACAAGGTGCAGGCGCTGCGCAAGGAACAGATCGTCGTGGACGCACTGATGGAGGACATCACCGTGCCCCGCGACCTTTTGAAAGCCCTGGCATCGGGCCAGGCCCGCTCGGTGCAGGCTGCCGAGCACGCCAAGCGCGCGGCCCGGACATTGAAGGAAGCGTTCAGTGACGCCCTGAACGACCGGAATTTCTGGAAAAAGAAAGCGTCTGTCGCGACCATCCGCGCCAACTGCCGCGTGGTGCTCTTGTATCTGGGCGAAGACAAACCCCTGAACAGCATCACCCAGGCGGACGTGGACGATCTGGTTGATCGCATGGAAGCGGACGGCTACGCGCCGTCCACCATCAACCGCAAGCTTCAAGCGTTGCTCGCTGCGCTCAAACGCGAAGCCGAGGCTGAGCGCTTCACAGCGCCCATGCCCAAATACACCCCGACCAGCGAGCGCGACCGGGCACGTCAATTCACCTTCACGCTGGAAGACGAGGAGCTTGTGCTGTCGCGCGTGCTGGCGTGGGACTCCATGCCGGATGCTCAAACGACCGGGCGGCTACGCAAGCGCGACGGGCATCACTACCACGACCTGTTCGTGTTCCTCGCCGACATCGGCTGTCGGCTGACCCAGGCGATCAATGTGCGCTGGTCAGATATTGAGCGCAGTGATGGCAACACCTCGATTCGCTTTTGGCGCGCCGGGGAACAGAAGGGTGGCGTGACTCGCACCATCCCCTGCACCCGCCGCGTGGCCGCGCTCCTGGAACGGCGCAGGCGGGCTTGCTTGCGCTACCCCGGCCCCTTCGCGATGCTGACCAAGACCCGCGCGGACAAGCTGTGGAATCGTGCCCTCAAAGGGACGCATCTCGAAACGGAACAGGAGTGTGTGATTCACGCCCTGCGCCATACCTGCGCCACGCGGATGCTCGCCATGACCGGCGATATCAAGCTGGTGCAGGAGTGGATAGGCCACCGCGACATCACCACGACCGCCCGTGTGTACGCGAAAGTTCTGATCGGTCAGAAGATCAATGGCGTAACGGCACTGGAAGAATACCGCGCAAAAGCGGCCTGAATGGCCGTGGCACGCGATGTGTCATTTCGGGACAGTTACGGAGTATTTGGATAAAACATCCGGCTGCGAAATGTCAGAAATCCAAACCAAATCAGCCACTTGCGTTATTGCATGCCATGCAGATGGGGTGGCTGAGGGGACTCGAACCCCCGACATCTGGAATCACAATCTAATTTTGTAGTTCAGACGCGCTTTTTATTTCAAGGAATTACGACCGGCCTCCGGGTTTGGCTGACGTATGGAGTGTCGGATTCGGTGTCGAGGTACCACCGAGGGGTGACGGAATCGGTGCCGCGCCTATCGAAATCAATCCCTTATGAGGGGTTTCCCGCGACGTCCTGTTGACGGGCTTTCCAGCCTCTGGAACACTGCTTGGCGCAACTGGTGATCGGTTGCCTGTCAACGCGCGCCCGGCTGTGTCCGGGGCGCTGTTGTTGTGTCTTCAACAAACCCAAAGAGAGAACAATGACGATTGAGCCAAACATTGATCTGCACGCCGAGCAGTTGCGTCTGGAACGGGAGAGCCTTACACGGGGGAGCACGCGCTACAAGAAAATGCTGGACAAGAAACGGGAGAAAGGCTTGGAAGCGCACACCGGCCCCGGCCATAAGCTGGTACTGGAATCGATTGACGCGACCGCGCAGGCGATTCAGCGCTTCATTGATGCTGCCCAGACCGGCAGGCCGGGCAAGCGCCACGCGGCGATCAAGCACATCCGGGACATGGACGTTCACGTACTGGCATACCTGACCGCCGTAACGTGTGTTAATGCGTTGGCGTTGAACAAGCCCAAGCTGGTCAGCGTGGCGATCAGATTGGGGAAGGAGGTCGAAAACGAGATCAACTTTTCGATGCTGAACCGGGAGCACCCCGGACTGCACACGGTGATTCAGCGCAAGCTGAAGAAATCCACCTCGCCCCGCCACGCGATGACCGTGATGCGTCACCATGTGGCCTACGCCGCATCGGAGCACCGGCAGGTCTTGAATGATCGGGAAGCGCTGCTGCTCGGGACAAAGCTGATTGAGTTGTTTATCGAAGCGACGGGGTTGGTTGAGATTGGCATGAAGCGCACCGGGAAGGGAACAAAAGATCGACTGCTGGTCATCGAAGGGAATCAGAAGATATTGGACTGGCTTGCGCAGGCGCACGAGAGCGCCGCGCTGTTTCAGCCGATGCTGTTGCCAATGGTCGTGCCTCCGAGGCCGTGGACGACGCCTACGGATGGGGGCTATCTCACCAATTTAGGGAGACGCGCTGACCTGGTGCGCACCCGCAACCGCGCATACAAGCGTGAACTGGAACAGGCGGACATGCCGCAAGTGTACGACGCAGTGAACGCCATTCAAGCCACGCCGTGGAAGATCAACCGCCCGGTACTGGACGTGATGAAAGCACTGTGGGAGGCCGGAGGTGGCGTTGCCGGGCTGCCTGATCGGGAATTATTGGAGCTCCCCGAGCAGCCGGACATGCTGGCATCCGACCCTGACTATTACAAGGAACACCACCGCTCGGAGTTTTACGCGTGGAAACGCAAGCGCGCCTTCATCTATGAGACCAACGCCCGCAGTGTATCAAAGCGGGTGGCAGCGCAGCAGAAAATCAAGCTGGCGGAGGAGTTTGCGGCATATCCTGCGATCTGGTTTCCGTACAATCTGGATTTTCGAGGCCGCGCGTATCCACTGCCCCCGTTACTGAATCCCCAGGGCGACGATATGGCGAAGGGGGTTTTGCACTTTGCCGAAGGACTCCCGCTGGGAGAGGATGGCGCATACTGGCTGGCGGTGCACATTGCGAACATGTTTGGCGTAGACAAGGTGTCGTTTGAAGACCGCATTACCTGGGTGCACGAACACGCAGATCAGATACTGGACTCGGCGCTTGACCCACTAGATGGTCAGCGGTTCTGGATGGATGCGGACGCTCCATTCTGCGCACTGGCCGCGTGTGTTGAGTGGATGGGATATCAGTTCAACGGGAGTGCGTACATCTCTCATCTCCCGATTGCGTTGGATGGTTCGTGTAATGGGTTACAGAATTTCTCGGCGATGTTGCGGGATGCTGTGGGCGGCGCAGCGACCAATCTTGTTCCACAAGAAATCCCTGCTGATATCTATACCCGCGTGCGTGATCTGGCGCAGGAGAAAATCAAGGCACGCGCCGAGGAAGGCGACCCACACGCCGTCAAACTGGATGGGCAGTTGACACGTAATATGGTCAAGCGCCCGGTCATGACGTTGCCTTACGGCGTCACTCAAAGTGGGATGCGGTCGCAGGTGCTGTCGGAATTGAAAGACACGGGACTGGATGATTGGGACTTGGCCGTATCTCTGACCAAGATACTATGGGAGTGCATCGGCGAGGTCGTGATTGCAGCCAGAGCAGCAATGGATTGGTTGCGGGAAGTATCCAAGGTCGCATCATCTGCTGACATGCCGGTTGGGTGGACAACCCCGGCAGGGTTTTCAGTGTTACAGGAATATAAAGCAATAGAAGGAGTAAAGATTTGGCCGCATGTCGCCGGAAAACAGGTGCGAGTAGAAGTCGCCGTTGCAGGTTCCAAACTTAACCGCCGCAAACAAACCCTCGGCATCAGCCCCAATTTTGTCCATTCGTGTGACGCCAGCCACATGATGCTGACCACGAACCTCGCTGTAGCGAACGGAGTCAACGCCTTTGCCATGATTCACGATTCCTTTGGGACACACGCCGGGAACACGTCAATACTCGCTGCTGCATTGAGGCAGGCATTTGTCGATCAATACAGCAGCGACGTGCTGGATGATTTCCGAAGGCAGCTTGAGGAACAGCTACCGCCAGAGGTGGCGGAAAAACTACCGCCCCTCCCACCCAAAGGCACGCTTGATCTGAATCTGGTACTGGATTCAGAGTATTTTTTTGCCTGAAACAAACGCATATCGAGAACATACACCACGAGATAATAAAATGAGTTCAGTGAAAACCATCCGCCCCCGCGTGATCGACAGTCTGCACAGCCAATCCCCGGAGAGCGCAGCGCGTGGCGCATTTGAGGTCATCAATATCCTGCAACGGTTGGGCAGCCCGGCGAAGCAGGTCATTGCATTGGCGTGTGCCTATCGCAACCTCTGCGAGGTATTGGAGGTAGACCCGCAAGAGACCTTGAACATTGTCTGGCGCATGGAGCAGGACTGCCGCTATCGCCAGGTCAATACCTTAAATGCCGTTCGCAAATACACCGAAGGCGAACTGCTGCCCCACTTTCCATGAGCCCGCCGCGGCTAGAACCCCGTGAACGTGACGCACTGCTGTCCCTGACCGGACTGCTGTACGAAGCCGAGAAGGGAGTGAATCCCTTGTTGGCTGACCTGACCGACGCCGCTGATGCCTGGCGCGCCGGTTTTTATTGTCCTCCCGATGTTTTACCCACCACACAAAGAGACAACGACGATGAGTAACAAGCGTGAACAATTTATGACCCCCAAAGCGCAGGCGGTCTGGGCCTTTCTGGATGCTCCCTCCGACAAATTCAACCCGGATGGCGTGTACACCGTGTGTCTGGCATTTGAACCCGGAGACAAGGATTACAGGAAACTGCGACAAGCGTTGAAAGAAAAACGCGATAAGGATTTTGATCAATGGAGCCGGGACAACCCAAAGCAGGCGAAGGCCGCGAAGCCCGCCCCGATCAGCAAGAAGGAAACCGACGAAGACGGCGCAGAAACAGGGCGCGTGTTGTTGAATTTCAAGATGAACGCCAAAGGCAAGTCCAAGCGGACTGGAAAAGAGTTCATGATGCGCCCGGATATTTTTGACGCCAAAGGCATCAAGCTTGAGACGCCTCCTACCATCGGCAGCGGCAGCGTGCTGAAAGTTGCCTTTGAAACCTTCGGCGCATACGTGGCTTCATCCAAGCTGTTCTACCTGTCCCTGCAATTGCGGGCGGTACAGGTGCTGGAACTGGTGGAAGCCGGGAATCGCAGCGCTGAATACTACGGGTTTGAAGAGGAAGAGGGGTACGTTGCGACTGCTCGTACATCCCGGTTTGATTCTGACGACGATGAAGACGAGGATGAAGCGGATGCCGATGACGGGTACGATAATGCAGCCGATGACGATGACGACGGTGATTATTAAATCGCCCGGCATTGAGGAACAATTCCAGGGGGCCAGGTTACTGGTCTCCCTGGTCTTTCCCTTTGACCCTGTGCCTGCCAGTCGCCCCCGCGTCACCAAGTGGGGAACGTATTATGCCAAGACCTACAAGGCGTGGAAGCAGAAAGCCGAGCGCTGGTTATCTCCCGGTACATTCCAGCTTGATGCAGATGTCCCGTTGCTGGTGGAGACCGAAGCCATCGTGCGCAAACCTAAAACATCCAAACTTGATTATCCCAAAGGCGATACCGACAACTACGCCAAAGGGCCACTGGATGTGATTACCAAAGTCGGCGGGTATTGGGATGATGACCGCCAAGTGGTCTGCCTGATGTCCAGCAAGCGTTTTGCTGCCAGGGATGAACAACCCAGAACCGAGGTTCACATTTACGCATGCGTTTAAAACCGCTTCACTCGGTGGAGATGTTATATGTCTGCGCCAGTATGACCCGACCTGACGAGATCAGTACCGGGGCACAACTGGCGCATCACCACCGCTTTCTGGGGTATTCCAAGATTGCCGTCCACTACGTGATTGAAAGGGACGGCACGGTCTATCCCGGACGTCCCTTGAATCAACCCGGCGTACTGGCAGGCGATGACAATGCACGCGCATGGCAGGTGTGTCTGCTCGGCGGCGTCAATGAATCCCTGCGTCCTGCCAACACGTTTACCAAAGCGCAGCGGGTTGCCTTGCGGCAGTTGGTTGCAGACGTCGGCAAACCCGTGGTGTATGCCGCTGATTACCCCGGAGCACATGTGCAAATACTAAAGTCATAGTCAAGCGTTTTCATTGTCCGTCTCCGGTGTTGGTGAGTGTCCAGGAGCACCCATCATACCGGAGGCGGACACCTTCATTCCCATTACGGACATTTCAACGTGAAGACAACCGTATTTCCCACCGCCATGCGCCTTGCGTTTGAATACGCCATCCGCGGTGTTCGCCGATCACCCCTGGTACGCCTGATTCAGGCAGGTTTGAAACGCCGTGTCGGGATTGTCCACCGTCATCGTATGTGGGCGGTACTGCGTGATGCACGATGACGCCCATTACTCACACAAGGAACCCTGCCCCGCATGTGGCAGCCGGGATAACCTCGCCCGCTACGATGACGGACATGGTTATTGTTTTGGTTGCGGGCATTACGAACGTGCGACGGATGCACCTTTATCCCGGCACTCAAACAGGAACCATGTCATGAATGATTTTCTACACGGCGAACCCATCCGCCTGAATGCACGCCGGTTGAGTGAAGATGCCTGCCGCAAGTATGGGTATTGGGTGGGCAAGGACAGCCGCGGCAGGACGGTTCAAATCGCCAATTACAAACGCGATGGCCGGATTGTCGCCCAGAAGTTGAGATACAAAAACAAGGAGTTTAAATTCATCGGCGATGCCAAAGAGGCCGGATTATTTGGTCAGCACCTGTGGCAGCCCGGACGCCGGTTGGTGATTACCGAAGGCGAGATCGATTGTATCTCGGTGGCCCAGACCAACGGGCTGAAGTGGCCCGTGGTGTCTGTCCCCAATGGTGCACAGGGCGCGGCCCGTGCGATCAAGCGTGAGCTTGAATGGGTCGAAGGTTTTGATGAAGTCATTTTGATGTTTGACATGGACGAGGCGGGACAACAGGCGGCGCAGGATGTCGCGATGCTGTTGACGCCGGGGAAGGCCAAGATCGCACAGTTACCCGCCAAAGACCCGTCCGAGCTTTTACAGACAGGACAGGCGGAGGCGATCACCACCGCCATGTGGTCAGCCCAGACCAAGCGTCCGGACGGCATTGTCACCTTTGGCTCACTCAAGGAGAAAGCCCTGACCCCGGTCGAGATCGGCATGCCCTGGCACGATCAACGATTGACCGATCTCACCTACGGCAAACGCTACGGCGAGGTCTATACCTTCGGTGCCGGAACCGGGATTGGCAAGACCGACTGGTTGATGCAGGAAGCCTCCTTTATTGCAACAGACACTGATGATCGGGTCGGGCTGTTCTTTCTCGAACAACCGCCCGTGGAAACCGCAAAGCGGCTCGCAGGCAAAGTGGCACACCGCCGCTTCCACGTCCCCGATGGAAGCTGGACACAGGACGAATTATCAGACGCCTTTGATCGACTCGATCACGGCCAGGTGTTTGTGTACGACCACTTTGGTTCGACGGATTGGGAGGTGATCGAATCCAAGATGAAACACATGACCGTGGCTGAAGGCGTCAAGCATATCTTCCTCGACAATCTCACCAGTTTTGCAGCCGGTGCGGATGACGAACGAAAAATGCTGGAAGACACGATGGCCCGGATTGCCTCATTTGCACAGAGATATCGCGTCTGTATTTATCTGGTGTCGCACCTGGCGACCCCGGAGAAAACCCCGCACGAGGAAGGCGGGCGGGTGATGCTGCGCCACTTCAAGGGCTCGCGAGCGATTGGCTTTTGGACGCATTTTGCATTTGGACTTGAACGCAATACCCAGGCCGAGGATGAGACCGAGCGCAACACCACCACCTTTCGGGTGTTGAAAGACCGGTATACCGGACAGTCCAACGGCAAGACCATTCACTATCTCTATACCCACGACACGGGACGCTTGAATCCAGTCGCCGCAATAGACGATAGCAGCAACCCGTTTATGGATGAAACCGAGGCAAAGGAAAGTTCTCCCGTCAACGAATGGAAAGCCTCCGAGTTGCGAGGCCCCGGAAATACCCCGTTGGATGAGATCGTCTTTCCACCCCCTGACCCGACATTGATATCTCCGTTTCCATCGGATGTCGGGGACGCGAATGATATCGAGGATGCGGAAGATACATTCCATACCGACCCGATTTACCTGATGGATTATCACCGTGCGTCCGTCCGCCGCTCCGGGCATTCGCGCACGCCCCGTGCTCGCCGTGCACAGCGGGCCCCTTCAACACCCATACCATCGGCGGTACGCGCCACGGCGCGAGGCCCGCCTTAACCCTTTTGTTTTGATTTGAGGAACCGACATGGCCCTGTATCAACATGCACAGAATCTGTACAGCCAATTCCCCTGGGGATGGAGGTCAGCCATTATCCTGGGCGGCGATTGTTTGCGTGCTTATTACGACTGCACCTCCATCAAGGATATCGATTGTTTTTTCAGATGCAAGGAGGATTACGAAGCGATCAAAGACGCAATGGATGAGCACGATAATTATGTATTGCGGAAGGATAATAAACGTTTTTGTGAATACACATATTTGCCCGATGGGACTGTTATCAACTTGATCGGGTTTGTGTTTGGAAGCCCTCGCGAGCATCTTGATCGGTTTGATTTCAGGTGCAGCCAGCTTATCGCGTGGATTGACGAGGAAGGCGTGATGCGTGTTGAGTTTGCACCCGGTGCATACCAGGACGCGTTGCACAAGTATTTGTACATCCAGAACAACAACGGCACCGAGCGCACTCTACGGCGCATCCGCCATTACATTGAAGACTACGGGTATCAACTGCACCCCGATCAAACCGTGGAGCAGGAAGATGCATTTGAAGATGAGTTCAGCGCGTTTGACGCGCACATGCCTCAAGGCGTCCACCCGTCTGATTTCAGGGAAGCATCACCTGAATGGGGAAACCGTGCACGGCGTCGTGTGGCTGCGCTTCCCGTTCAGCGTTACCCCTACCCGGAGGTGTGAGATGCCGATTGTGTTCGATATTGAAACCAACGGGCTTTTGGACACACTGGATACGATTCATTGTATTTCGCTGCAATGGGTGCGGGAGGATGGGACGGCGATAGGAGATATCAAGGTCTACAACTGTGAAGGAGAGGGTGCTGCTTCCCTGTATATGGCATTGAACGAATTGGCATCGACTGCTTATGTGATCGGGCACAATATTGCCGCCTTTGATATCCCGGCCCTGCAAAAGGTGTATCCCAGATTCAAGGTCAAGGATTTTCGTGACACCTTGTTGATGTCCACACTCGCGTATCCTGACATTGCCACGAGCGACTTTTCAAGGCGCAAGAAGCTCCCCGGCAATCTGATAGGTCGTCACTCGCTGGAAGCGTGGGGACATCGCCTGGGCTGCTGGAAGGGAGATTATGCGGCGCAGTGCAAGGCCAAAGGGATTGACCCGTGGGTGAAATGGAATCAGGACATGGACGATTATTGCAAGCAGGATGTGCAGGTCACGCAGCGGTTGTATCAACATCTGCTAAGTCAGCCCCTTTCACCTGAATCCATCGCACTGGAACACGCTGTCGCTCCCATCCTCGCCCGCCAGCACCAACAGGGATTTTTGTTTGATCTGGACAAGGCGCTGGAATTGGAACGACGTTTAATCTGCCGTCGTCTCAAATTACAAGGTGAATTGGAATCCGCGATCGCACCGTGGCAGGACGTCAAACGCACCTTTATCCCCAAGCGGGACGATCAACGCCGGGGGTATCAGAAAGGGGTGGAAGTGACCACGTACCGGGATGTCACATTCAATCCCGCCAGTCGTGACCATATCGCCAATCGACTGAAGACGCTGTATGGCTGGAAGCCGCAGGAGAAGACCAATAAAGGTAAACCCAAAGTGGATGAAGAGGTCTTGTCCGGACTGGATTACCCGATCATTCCGCCGCTGTTGGAATACATCACCGTCAACAAACGCCTGGGGCAATTGTCCGAGGGCAAGGAAGCGTGGTTAAAAGCGGTGGCCGGGGATGGGCGTATCCACGGCAGCATCCACCAGAACGCCACCGTGACCGGGCGCATGTCGCATTCAAAACCGAACATGGCCCAGGTGCCGCGTGTGGGCAATCCGTATGGTGCGGAGTGTCGGGCATTATTCCGTGTCCCAAAAGGAAAGGCACTGGTGGGCGTGGACGCCTCCGGGCTTGAGCTCCGGTGTCTGGCGCACTACATGGCGCGTTATGACGGTGGCGCATATGCCAGAGTGATACTGGAAGGCGATATTCACAGCCTGACCCAGCAGGCAGCGGGATTACCCACACGGGATACAGCCAAGACCTTTATCTACGCCTTCCTGTACGGGGCGGGGGATGCCAAGTTGGGTTCGATTGTCGGTAAAGGCCAGCAGGTGGGCAGCAAGTTGCGCAAGCAGTTTCTGGCCGAACTCCCGGCGCTGGACAAACTCGGCCAGGATGTTCAGGCCGCAGCCCAAAAGCGTGGATGGTTGCGGGGATTGGATGGTCGCAGACTGCACATTCGCAGTCAGTACGCGGCCCTGAATACCCTGTTGCAATCCGCAGGTGCCCTGGTGATGAAGCAGGCACTGGTCATCGCCGACACCCGCCTTCAGGAAGAGTTCGGCACACCCGGTGTGGATTATGAATTTGTCGCCAATATCCACGACGAATTTCAGATCGAGGTCAATGCCGACACCGCCGCCTTTGTCGGTGAGATTGCGGTAGAGGCGATTCGTCAAGCCGGGGAACACTTCAAGTTCCGCTGTCCTTTGGACGGTGAATTTAAAGTCGGACAGACCTGGGCGGACACTCATTGACGCAGGAACCCTCGTATGAAAACCCTGAACCTAAGTCCCGTGATCGGGCTGCTGTTTGCCGTGACCTTGTCCAGCGCGTGCATCGCCGCATGGAATTACCACCGCATGAGTCTACGTGTGGTGGAACTGGAACACGCACAGCGCAGCTTATCGTCCCTGTCCAACGAGTTTGTCCGGCGTGCCGAGTTTGAACAGGCACTGCGGCAATCCCGCCTGGAATCCCTGCAACGTTTGGAGGAGTTATCCCGTGAAGATTCGCCTGATGCGGATTGGCTTCATCAGCCTATCCCTAAGCGCGTGCGCGACGCCGCCCGTGTTCGTTGACCCCCTGTTGCAGCCATGTCTGATTGAAGGCCGTCACGGCTCACTGACGGCGTTGCTGGTGGATGAGGCATCCACCACGTTTGATTTACTCGCTTTCGCAGGCCACGCCGAGGATGCGGTCACGCGTTGTAATGCGGACAAGGCGGCGGTCTTGCGCTTGCTGAATAAAACACCTGCCACAACTGACCAGAGGTAAATGATATGTCCATTTATATGTTAGACGTCCTGCTTGAGCAAACTCGACGAGTGGATGAGGGGCTGAAAAACATGACGTCCATCCTCACTGAAATTGCGCTCGATCTTGTCTCGTCCCCACAGCTTTATTCAGAAGACCGTGTGTATGAGGTGGACTTGGTACAAGATCGTATCGAGGACGCGTGTGCGTCTTTGGAAGCTTTGAGGCTCAAGCTGGCCACCATTAAAAGGGAGTCCACAGAACAGAAGCCAAAACCATGAGCCCCATCCTCCTGATCGACGCGGACGTCCTGCGTTATCAACTGGCGTTTTCCAATACCACCTCCATTGATTGGAATGGGGACGGAAACACAGTCGAAGCGATTCAACCCGAGCGTGCCAAAGCCAAGCTTGAGGATTATCTGGGTGATCTTGTGGAAAAGTTCGGTGCCCGTGATTACATCCTGGCCCTGTCCTGCAAGCAGGGGAATTTCAGAAAGGAGTTTTATCCGGCCTACAAGGACAACCGCAACGCCAAACCCAAACCTGCTTTGTGGTATGTGCTGGATGATTTCGTGTACGACGTATTCGCGGACAAGATTGTCGAGATACCCTCCCTGGAAGGAGATGATGTATTGGGGCTACTGGCGACCCACCCCAACCCCAAGCGCGCACCGGGCAGCCGGATTGTGGTCTCGATTGACAAGGACATGCAGACCCTGCCCGGCATCCGCCTGTATGCCCCGAACCGTCCTGACATCGGCGTTCGCTCCATCTCGTATTGGGATGCTGACTTGTTCTGGATGAAGCAGGTCTTGACCGGAGATACCGTGGACAACTATCCCGGCTTTCCCGGCATTGGTCACGTCAAGGCGGATGAAATTCTGATGCCGATTCACGAGCAGTTCCGCGAGAAATATATTGCGCACCACCTCTCCGCGTTATGGAGTACGGTCGTGGACACCTACACCACCCGTATTCCTCGTGGTGGCAAGGAGCCGCTGACGGTCGAGGATGCGATCACCCAAGCCCGTCTGGCGCGCATCCTGCGCCATGGCGACTATTCCCCCAAAACCCAACGTGTCCGATTGTGGACACCCCCTACTGTTTGAGGATAAGACGATGATAGACCCCGCCTCACTTAAGGATATCCTTGTGACGATTGATGCCGCTCACATCGTGACACTGGACGTCCTTAGAAAAATGGAAGAGGTAAAGACGCGTCTGGATTTTAATGAAAGCGACAGAAAGGCTTACCATCAGGCAGAAGATGCCCTGCTCAATCTGGAAGAAACGAAGCGTCTGCTTGAAAATACATATCATAAGGAGAGCAACACATGAACATCATCGGCATCACAGGCCGCGCCGGAAGCGGCAAGGATACCCTGGCAAAGATTCTGGTCGAACATTACGGTTACGAACGGATGGCCTTTGCAGACCCCATCCGTGGATTTGTGGCGCTCCTTCTCGGTGTCTCCCCCGAGGAGTTGATGGGCAGCAAGCTCAAGGACACGACATGTGCCCGATTGGGGTTTAAAACCCCGAGGGAAGCGATGCAGACATTGGGGACAGAATGGGGCCGTGACACAATACACCAGAGCATATGGGTGTTCTGTTTGCAGGATAAGCTTAGAGCTTTGGATAGGAGATGGCAGGCTGTCGTTGTATCGGACGTCCGCTTCGACAACGAAGCCAGGATGATTCGCACCCTCGGTGGCAGGATTATCCACATCACCCGTGAAGCTGCCGAGCCTGTCAACGCGCACGTTTCCGAAGCCGGAATCAGCCCGGACTTGATCGACATGACCATCGACAACAACGGCGCGCTGGATGATCTGGCGAGGCATGCCAAAAGGATTGTTTGGGAAGGGGAATAATAAAACCTCTCCCTATGAAGGGAGCGAAGCTCCCCACTTGAGAATGTCTGATGAAGATTCCCCTCCATTCCTACGATCTGATTGACCAACTGGACGCGTTATATCCCGAAGTGATTTACAGTCCCGATCAGAATCTGGAAGCCTTTCTGCTCAAGCAAGGCGAGCGCCGGTTGATTCAGTGGTTGAAGGGATTGCGTCAGGTGGAACAACGCGAACATGCGGAGAGGCACTGATGTGCAGTAAACCCAAGTCCCCCAGAATTGTCGATGAGCAAGCGCCCAAGGAGAAAGACCCCATCGTGCTGACCCGTGGCGATACCGCACCGAGCGGAGCGACGGCGGCGAAGCGGCGCAAGTCCAAAGTCCGGCTTGACCTCAACACCGCCAGTGCCTTTCAAGGGTTGACCATTCCCCGTGGTTGAGATGGCGTTCACCGGCGAACACCCCACCGCCGCGAAGCGCTACGCTGAACTGAAGGGACACCGCAAGCAAGCAGAGAACCGGGCCCGGCGCTGTGCCAAACAAACCTTACCCCGTCTGTGGGTGGAGGAAGGGTCGAGTACCCGCGTCCCCGGCTCGGCCTATATCGACACCGGCCCCAAGTGCGTGAATGCCCTGGCCTCGAAGATCGTCCTGACCTGGCTCCCGCCCAATGCGGGGGTGTTCAAACTGTCGCCCGATCAGGCGGTCGCAGAAGCGATTGCCCAACAGGCAGGGGTTGAACGTTCTGAACTTGAGGCCGCACTGGTCGAGGTCGAACGCGAAGTCATCAACGATCTGGAAACCAGCGGCATCCGCCCTGTCCTGTCGGAAGCCGCCAAGCACGCGATTGTCAGCGGCAACTTCCTGCTGTACGACCCCGATGAAGGTCGTCCCAAACTGTACCCGCTCACGAATTACGTGGTTGATCGGGATGGTCTGGGCAACCTGCTTGAAATCATCACCCTGGACAAGATCGCCCCGGCCTTGTTGCCGGACGGCATCCGCCAGCAGGTGGTACAGAAGCTGGACGGTCAGCGCGCCACGACGACCAAGAATGACGATGTCAAGCTGTACACCTGGGTCAAGCGTGGCGAGGATGGCAAGACCTGGGAGGTCGTGCAGGAAGTCGAGGGCATCACCGTGCCTGAAACGTTTGCCACCTACCCGCTGGATGCCTGCCCGTGGATTCCGTTCGCGTCTCCACCGTCGATGGTCGATGACTACGGCGAGGGATTGGTGTACGACTACATCGGCGCGTTTGAGTCGCTCGAAGCCTTGCGTAAAGCCATTCGCAAGGGAGCCGCCGCACTTGCCAAGATCATCCTGTTCCTGAAACCCACCAGTGTGATTCGCGAACGGCAGTTGACCGAGGCGGAATCTGGTGCGGTCTTGCGTGGAGAGGCCACCGATGTCTCGACTCTACAATTGCAGAAAGCCTATGACCTCAACTTTGTACGCCAGGAGGCGGACGGGTTATCCCACAGCCTGGAAATCATCTTCGGCGTCCGCTCCGCCATACAGCGGCCCGGCGAGCGTGTCACCGCCTATGAAATCCGCGTCCTGTCCCAGGAGTTGGACGATGCATTATCCGGCTTCATGGCCTTGTCGGGCGAGCAATTGTTATTGCCTCTCATTCGTCGCCGACTGGACAAACTGCAACGCGCACAGCGGCTGCCCCCCATGCCCCCGGAATTGATACAACCGCGTATCACGGTCGGCATTGCGGCGCTGGGTCGAGGCCACGATCTGAACCGGCTGATCGAGTTCGGCGAAGCGGCCAAGGCGCTGATCGGTGAAGCTGAAGTGCAGATGCGGCTGAACTCGGGCGAGGCCGTCTCCCGGCTGGCCGCAGCAGCGGATATCCCGGCCAAGGGTCTTATCAAGTCCGATGAGGAATTACAGGCCGAGCAACAGAACAGCGCCATGCAGGAAGCAATGGTACGGGCTGCGCCCAACCTCGCCAACGCCGCCATGGCTCCCCCCCGTTTAACCCGAGGAACCTTCAATGTCCAACACCCCTGATACAAAACCTGACAAGCCCGTCAAGCCGCAACCGGCTCCGCAACCTGCCCCCACGCCGGGGGTCGTCGTGACCCGCAAACCCAACGGCATTGTCATCACCAACTACACCGGAGCGCGCTGATGGCACATCCTGCCCAAACCGAAACCATTGTCGATCTTGACGCCCAGAAGGTGCCTGATGAAGCCGCGAAGCCCGAAGTGGGTGCGGCGCAGACGTCGCCGGGCGAGCGCCTGTATGGCGGTCAGTACAAGACCGTGGAGGAACTGGAAGCGGCGTACCAAGCGCTAAGCGCGCCCAAGACGCCGGAGCCTGAAACGTCCACCGGCCCGGCCACGATTGACGCCAGCAGCGAGCAGGACGCGGCAGATGCCCTGTCCAAGGCCGGACTGAACCTGGACGAGTTCAGCGCCGAGTTCAACGCCAACGGCGCATTGAGCGCCGAGTCGTACACCGCGCTTGCCGAGGCCGGATTTCCAAAGGAACTGGTGGATGTGTATGTCGATGGTCTTCGTTCCCGCATGCAGTCCTACGAGGCATCGGTCTACGCCCCGGTTGGCGGCAAGGATGAGTACAACGCCCTGGTGCAATGGGCGGCGTCCAATGTCAGCGATGAGCACAAGCGCGTGTTCAACGAGGCCATCCAGTCCGGCGACAAAGACCGCGCCGCGCTGGCCGTACAGGCCCTGATCGCCCTGCGCGGCGGCAATGGACGCCTGCTCAACGGCAAGACCACCTCCGCCGACGCGGGCGTGCAGCCCTATCCAAGTCAGGCACAGGCGGTCGCCGCCGTGCGCGACCCCCGCTACACGCGCGACCCGGCCTACCGCGCGGAACATGAAGCCCGTCTGGCCGTTTCCCCTTTGTTTTCCTAACCGAGATTGAATCCACATGGCAAATGCCAATCCCTCACGCCTTGGCTTGACGCCGGGCGGCTCCGATGCCTGGGAACTGTTCAGGAAGAACTACACCACCGAGGTCATCGCCAGCTTCAACGAGACGTATAAGCTGGACAACCGCATCACCACCCGCGACATTGACGCAGGCAAGTCTGCCGCATTCCCCAATGTCGGCACCATCGGCAGCCGTTATCACACGCCGGGCACCGAGATCACCGGACAAAACGTCGAGCACAACGAGACCATCATCACCCTGGACCCGATGCTGATCTCCGACGCCTTCATTGCCAACATTGACGAGGCGATGAACCACTTTGATGTCCGCCGCGAGTACACCCGGCAACAGGGCGAGAAGCTGGCCCTTGACCGGATGAGCAACGAACTGCGCTGCGCGCTTCTGGCGGCACGGACGACCACCGGGAAGGTGGCCGGACAGCCGGGCGGTGCGGTCATCACCGCAGCCAACATGGATGACGATGCGCAGGTGCTGGCCGACGCCTTCCGCTCGGCACGGCAGTTGCTGGACGAGAAACTCATGCCCGACAACCCGGCTGAATATACCGGCGCGCTGATGCCTGCACAGTGGTACAAGCTCACCCAGAACAAAGACCTCATTGACCGCGACATCAACCCGGAAGCCAACGGTTCGGTTGGTCAGGCCGTCATCTCCTCGGTGGCGCGAATTCCGCTGGTCAAGATCAACAATCTTCCCCACACCGACGAATCGGCAGACCCGGAAGTCCTGCCGAAGTACCGGGGGAATTGGAGCAAGACCACCGCCATCATCTTCCACCGTTCCGCCGTGGGCACGCTCAAGTTGCTGGATTTGGCCTTGGAGAATGCCTATGACGCCCGTCGTCAGGGTACCTTGATGCTTGCCAAGTATGCGCTGGGTCACGGCGTCCTTGCCCCGCGCGGGGCAATTGAGCTTGCCAGGACGTAAGCGTCTCCTGCCCCGTCACTGCCTCTGAAAGGCAGACGGGGCATGTTTTTCCCCGCATCGTCGGTTGACGGGCCGCTCCACCCGTGGTTGACGTCGGTGCGGGGTTCTTTCCCCCAAAAGGTCATCTTCGGATGGCCTTTTTTTATTTCGATGGATTGATGCTATCGATCAATCGCAATCGAGAGGTCATTTCAATGGCGACACTCGCCCCCACCACCGAGCTTGAAGCGGTCAACACGCTGCTGTCAGCCATCGGCGAATCTCCGATCAACAGTCTGGACACCCTGGGCAATCTCTTTGCGGCCCAGGCGCGGGACACCTTGTACGCGGAGCGTACCATTGATCGCGGAGGGCATTTACATCGCGCGATTGAAAGCTCGCGCGCGTTACGTGACCCGATCTGCTAACCGCGCCGATCAATTTTTGTCACCATCGCTAACGGCGTGCGACGGCGGCGTGGTGCTTGCGGGCGAAAAGTGGAGCAACCTGAGGAGCAGAGAAATATAAAGCGATGCTTCGTTAACAAAATTGCGCTCAAGATGCAACTCGAGAAGACTACATCAGAATTCTTCGCGAAAGTTTGAATTGTAAAGAATTATATTTAATACACAATTTACTCGCAAAATTAAGATAACTCTAGAACCGACGATTAACGTATTACTTATTACTTATTTCTACTTAATATGCTATTTCTTAAAAAATGGACGAAAAGGAAAATAAATCGATCAATTTAATCATTTATATATTGCAATAAAAATCATGAAAAGAAAA